GGTAAACTGCTTTTAGCTACATCTCTAACAGATATTAATGCAAATGACGTAATAGGAAAAATAGAATTTCAAGCTCCACATGAAGCTGGAGGAACAGACGCTATCGCGGTTGCTGCTTCCATTCAAGCTCTTGCTCAAGATACATTTAGTTCTTCTGTTAATGCAACAGATTTAATATTTTATACGGGACATTCAGAAGCAGCTACAGAAAAGTTTAGATTTACTTCTCAAGGAGAGCTGGGTGTCGGAGGTGCTAATTACGGTACTGATGGACAAATCCTAACCTCTACTGGTGCAGGAACAGCTCCTGCATGGGAAGATGCTGCTGCAGGTGGAATATCAACAGGAGTGGCTATTGCAATGGCCATCGTCTTCGGATAAAAGAAACAAAGGAAATAAATTATGGCAATACCTAATATAGTATCAGTATCGAGTATTTACGGAACAACGGAAGTATCCATTCTAACTACTACTTTAACAACTACGTTAGTTACAGCGGCTTCTGACAAATTACTTAAGATCAATTTAATTAGATGTTCAAACTATACGGACAGTGACACAACAGTTACATTTGATATTGAAGTTTCTGGAACACATCTAACGCTGGCGAATGAAGTCGGAGTTGCTGCAAATTCGGTCGTAGACATTATTGATAAAAATTCAAGTGTTTATCTTCAGGAAACAGATTTAATTCGTGGAGGTGCTGCAGCAGGTACTACAGTACACTGTGTAATTTCATACGATATTATAGACGACGCATAGGATCTAAATTATGATCCAACATGATACCAATAAACTGAAAAATGATACAGCGAGTGGTAGAGGTCTTGGCCAAGGTGGTTATATATCAGGAAACAGAAGTAATGAAATAGTATATATTACTATTTCAACAACTGGTAATACATCAGATTTTGGAGATTTAACGAGCGTTAGAACAGGCATGGGCATGACTGCTTCAACCACAAGAGCTGTGTCAAATGGAGGGTATGAATCTGGCGCTAATGAATTCATAAATACCATAGAGTATGTAACTATTGCTACAACAGGAGATTCTGCTGATTTTGGAAATACGACATACACTGCTCAAGCAACTGCAGCAACTGGAAATTCCACAAGAGGACTACCTCTAGGTGGAAATATTGATGGAGGCATAAGGAGAAATGAAATTAATTATGTTACGATAGCGACACTAGGAGATGCGACTGATTTTGGAAATCTGACAGCTGCTAAGAATTCTGTAGCAGCTGGTGGTAGCCCAACACGTGGAATTATTGGCGGAGGATATACAGGATCAAAAACTGATGTAATAGAATTTATATCTCTTGCTTCAACAGGAGATGGTGCTGATTTTGGAGATTTAACTGATGCTAGAACCACCGTCGCACCAACAGGAAATGGTACTAGAGCATGTTTCATGATAGGAAATGTCTCTCCAGCTGCAGCATATGACTCAAACGTAATAGATTTTGTAACTATTGCTACAACAGGAAATGCGACTGATTTTGGAGATGCATCAGATACTAGAGATCAAGGACAAAGGGGCTCTATGTCTACCAATACCCGAGGAATACTGATGGGAGGATCCCGTCTTGGTCATGTAAATATAATAGAATATATTACTATACCTACTAGAGGTAATGTAACAGATTTTGGAGATCTGAACGTTGCAGCGTATGACAAAGGAACAACTTCAAATTCTCACGGTGGACTTCAGTCATCTTAGTGTATACCGATTTTATGAAAGCAATAAATTATGTCATCAAATGATTTAATTATTAAGAAAATATCCCAGTCACCACTGGTGAAGGAAGAGTATAAAAATATGCTGGAAAATATCAACAATACTCTGCCAGCCATCAAACAGACCAGTTCCAACTTTTACAAATCTCACTCCCAGTTTATGGGTGTCATGCTGGATGTTACAGCGATTACTCCTATAAGATCAATCAAACATACTTTGGCTGAAATAGACCAAACCCGTATGGCTCTGGAGGGAGCTCATATCAACATGAGAAAAAAGGAAATAGAACTGAGGGAAAAGAAGTATAAATTTAAAAACAATATTAATCTGACAGAATTTGAAAAAGAAATGTTGGAAATTGAAATTCTAGAGATTAAGGTAAATATGAATAATATCCAGAATTCGATTACCGGAGCTATCAGGAAAATGTCTTTCTTTACCAACCAGTATAAAAGCATCCTTAAAAAGCTGGGAAAGGATGATGTTACTGAGGAAGAGTATGAAAAAGAAGAATCCCGCTACCACGTCATGACCTGCATGAAGCAGGGCCTGAGTGCTGCCCGAGCCAGAGGCGGAGTCATTGATGAAGGGAACTTGATTTATCTGTTCGACATGGGTATAAATAGTGCACAGGCACAGGCCGAAATCTATGCTTATCTTAAGATGGAAAATGATTTAATGGATAAAGGCAAAGCACCTACTCATGAAATGACTATGCAATGGTTAGAAGCATGCGCAGATAAGTTTCAAGGGGATGCAGAAAAGTTTGCTGAACGGAGAGGCTTTACTCTATACGACGAGAAGTCGCTTAACACTAAATTAATTGATAAGAAGAAACCTAATGGCGAACAAAATAATAAAATATAATCTAGAGGCAAACGGAACTATTCCAACTTACATTGAGGATGGTGGATATTTTCCAAAAGCAAATGATAATGATTCACCTCAAGACTGGGATCTGATTGGTGCAACCATTAATGGTTCATCAGAAACTGGTGTAGGGGAACTTGCCAGTGAAGCAGCGATTAAAAGTTATCTGGATTCTTATACTAGTGAATGGATTGAGCCTGTTCCTAATGATCCAGGTGAAACAACTTCGTTCAATCAAACAATTGCAGCAGCACGCATCTGGGCTAAGAAAATAGCATAGAATATAATATGCTTTCTATATGAAAGAGAAAGATGAACTATTACAGATTTTCCCGACACCTGTACTGATTATCAAGTATGAAGAAGACTTCAGCGAAGAGATGAAGTTTATTAAGAATCTGGAATATATTGAACATAAATACAACAATGGTTTTAGCTCAAAAAATTCTTATTTATTCAGCCATGAACCTTTAAAGAAGATCAAGAATTTCTGCGGTAAAAGTTTAACGAAATATACGGAAAAAGTTCTAAACTCCAAGCAGCGGTTGGTAATTACCCAATGTTGGGCCAATAAAAATCTGCCAGGAGCCCGTCAGCATGAACACATACATCCAAATAGCATTATCAGTGGAGTCTTTTATTTTAATATTGGTGGTAAACTACCACCCATACAATTTGCAAGAGATATTCCAGGAGTAATAAAACTGGATGCTGTAAAATATAATAATTTTAATGCCGAATCTTTTCTGCTTCCCTGTGTACCCGGAGAACTACTGTTGTTTCCATCAAATTTAAGACATTCTGTGCCTACAAATTTAAGCGAAGAAACAAGATATAGCCTAGCTTTTAATACTTTCTGTATTGACATATTAGGATCAGAAGAGGCTTTAAGTCATCTGGATATCAGGAGAATAATGCATGAAAACAATTGAAGATTACATCTACGTTGAAAATCATATTCCCGCAAAACTTTGCGAATCGCTTATTGATGAGTGCAATCGAAAGGAATGGAAAAAGCATGTTTGGTATAATAATTATACAAAGGAACGAACATCAAAAGAAACCAAAGAACTTGATGTCATGCCCTGTACTCAGGAGCAACAGAATAAAATAACCCCTTATTTGGCAAAGGCACTGGAAGATTATCAGATTAAATATTCCTGGCCAGGTGAAAAGACACGACCACCATGGCTAACTAAATTCAGTCCTATTCGATTTAATAAATATGAAATAGGTAATACGATGAGAGTACATTATGATAATATTCACAGTATTTTTGACGGTAAAATGAAAGGAATTCCTATTATATCTATTGTAGGTAATCTTAACGAAGACTACGAAGGAGCTGAATTTGTGTTAAGAGATAAAGAAATTAAATTAAAAACAGGAGATATACTTTTATTTCCTTCAGGAATCGTGTATCCTCATACGGTTAAAGAAACAAAAAAGGGCATCAGATATTCATTTGTAAGCTGGGCCTTTTAGCATTATAAGGGCTTTATGCTTCAAAAGATAAACATTGCACCAGGATTCAATAAGCAAGTAACAGCAACCGGTGGCGAAGGCCAGTGGGTTGGTGGTGACTATGTCCGTTTTAGAT